CCGACGCCCTGATCCCCGGGTCGTCGGGGGAGGGGCCGCGGGTGTCCGGGTCCAGGGAAGCCCCGATGCCGGTCCGGGCGGGTGTCCTGTCCTTCTGGGGCCCCGCGGCCGGCCGGGACCGCCGCTACGACGCGGTGACCGGCCTAGACCCCGTGGACCACAAGGGGGACCCGCTGCAGGTCGGTGAGGAACCCGTGGGGTCGGTGCTGGCGACGTGGGCACGGGTCGTGGTCGAGGAGAAGCCGCTCCCGCGCCTACCGGACGCGCCGTGGCCTCCGCGTCCCGCCGGCGCCCCGTACGGGCCGCTGCCCCTGCGGACGTTGGTGCAGCACTGGCAGTGGCTGCAGGACACCCGCCACGTCCGCCGCGCCCTCGCCCTGCGGCGTCTCCTCGCCGCCGAACATGCCTGGATGGTCCGCCAGCCGTGGGCGGACACGTACGCCGCGGACCTGTTCGACACGTGGCGGCACCTGCGGACACTGCTGGGCCTGTGGGACCCGCGACCGCAGCACCTCAAGGGCGTGGCCTGCCCGGCTTGTGATGCCTACTCGATGTACCGGACTCCGGCGAAGGATGGCCGGGACTGCCTGGTCGCGTACGGCGGCTGTGGGCGGGGCTTCACCGACGAGGAGTACGAACGCTGGACCCGGCTGTCGGCGCACTTCGCGCGGACCGCGGGCCTGCGCCCGGCGCCGTACCAGCGACAACGCCAGATGGACGGGGAGTGGCTGCGGGTGAAGGCCGCGCAGGACCGGACCGGGCACCAGTTCGGCTGTGACTGCCCGGCGTGCGTACCCACCGACAACCAGCAGATGGAGGCAGCATGACCACGACCGAGTACCAGCACCAGCTGACGCACGCGTGGTACCGGCTGCGGCAGACGGCGTGGCGGAAGGCCGCTCACGCCCTACCTCCGCGCCTGAAGTACCTCGTCGCGATCGACTTGGTGGCTGGGGTCGCCGCGAACGACCCCAGCGACGTGCGGGCGATGGAGGCGATCCGCCGGTACGAGCGACGCCACCGGATCGAGGCATGACCGACGCCGACCCGCGTTCACGGCAGATGCTCGCCGACTACACGGCCCGCTATGCCCGGCCCCTGGCGTTGGCTCACTCGACGGTCGCGCACCGGGACCTCGGTTTCTGCTCCCTGTGCGTGCGAGCCGCCGTGGAGGACGGCACCGCCGATGACGGGCATCCGATCACTGATCCCGGCGGCTTTCCGGCCCGGGTGGAGTTGTCTGCGTGGCGGCTGCTGGCGATGGCCGAACGGGGCATGGACGACTGGACGAAGACGGACGCCGCATGACCGGCCCGCACAGGCCGGCCCCGGTCCAGGTCGGCGACTGGTGTCCCCGCGGCGGCGGCCACTTCCTCGACCGCGGCGACGTGGACGACAAGGGCTGCTCCGGCAAGGCGTACCCGGTGTACGTGTGGCCGGAGAACGAAGACGACGCGGCGATGATCCGAGCAGCACTGGGGGCAGCGTGACTGAGGCGGAGCTGAACGCGGTGATCGCTGCGACTCTGAGGACCGCCGCCGAGTGGTACTGCGGCGGGGACGAGCAGGACACTCACCATCAGGTCCGAGCGGAACTGCGTGGGATCGCCGACCAGGTGGACCAGCGCGGCGCCGATGAGGACTGCTGCGTGCTCTGCGAAGAAGTCGAGTGCGACGACCACTGCCCGTACGCCGAGACGCGGTCGTCGAAGAACCGGTCCACCTCATGACCGCCCTCACCGCACTGCCGGAGACCCGGGCTGTCCTGACCGTCCTCATCGACGCCGGCCGGCCCCTCACCACCGCCGAGCTGACCGCGACGCTCAGCACCCTCGACTCCGACGCCCGCGACTGGGCGCCACCACTGCTGGCCCGCCTCGCCGACCCCCGCCGCTTCCGCCCCGACCGACGCGCCGGGGAGACCACGGGACGCCCGCTGCTGCGCTTCGTCTACCTCCACGAGCATGCGCCGGTGCTGTGGGCGCTCAACCACGACCGACGACGGGTGGAGACGTGATGCTCACCCGGCCGCCGCGCGAGGTCGTCCTCCGCCCTGCGGGCTACTCCGTGGAGCCCTCCGTCGGCGCCCCGTTCACCACCACCGACCCGGTGCTCGCCGCATCAGTCGCCGCCGAATGGGACCGCACCGACCCGCGGCCGTTCCCCGAACACGACTGCGCCGAGGAGACGGTCGAGCTCATGTCCTGGGCCTCGACCGTGCCGATCGCACGCACGTGCCGGCAGTGCGGGGAGGCGGTGTGAGCACCGACCCCGTGCATCCGCCCGAGAGGAAGTCACTGCGCCCATGAGCACCTCGAACCAGCTTCGCCTCGAGCGAGCCTTCACCGTGCTGACCTCCGCGCTCATCCTCGTCCTGGTCGGAACCCTGCTCACCTGGATGTGGACCGACCTCCCAGGCGGCGTCCTGTGGCGGGTCGCAGCGACCGCGGTCATCGCCTACCTGCCCCTCGCTCTCGGCGCCTCGATGCTGTGGGCGCCACCCACCCGGGGCCAGCGGTGAGCGCCGACCCATACGGGGCAGACGACGTCTTGGCCGGCGCCCGGATGCTCGGCCGGCTCATCGGCGCCGCGACCAAGGGTGACCTCGACGCGCTCGCAGACGCCATCTGCGCCCTCTCCCTCGACGAGGCCCACCGGCTCGTAGGTGTCGCCGCGATGTGGCTGGCCGACGAAGGAGCGATGCGCGAGTACATGCGGCAACGCGGGTGGGCCCATGCCGCGCCCTGACTACTCCGCCTACGACGGATACCTCGCGCCCGAGGACGACGAGCCTCCCTGCCGGCGTTGTGGATGGACCGACGACAAGAAGTGCGAGGACTGCGCCGCCGCCCGCGTCGACCGCACCGTGCAGACCATCCGCCGCTGGGTCAAGCAGGGATGGATCAAGCCCATAGACCTCACCGTGGAGCTCATCGGGTACCCCCTGTACGCCGTGGCCGACCTGGTGAAGTGCGAGAGAGACACCCGGCATGCGTGGCCCGAGGGCACCGGCCCAGCGCGGGAGGCCGCGGCTGAACGTCGCCGCGACATCGGATAGCAGGCCACGTACCGCCTGACCTGCGGTCATCGGAAATCTGCTACGCTGCGCGTACGGCCGACGAGACCCCAAGGGGAACCGTCGGCTTTGCCGTGTCTGGGGCCGTACGGCACCCGGCGCGGGTAAGATCACAGCAAGGACCCCGGCGAGTGCTACCAACACTCCCGGGGCGTGGCCGACCGGATGAGGGTCAACATGAGCGAGCGTACCTGTCGTGAGTGCGGCATTGACATCGGCCACCTGCATCGCTCGTCTACGTCATGCAGTCAACTTTGCCAGGAGCGATTCCGCCGACGTGCCCGACGGCAAGAACGACTGGCCTCGGATCCGGCTACATGTTCGGTGTGCCATCAGTCGTTCCCGCGCACTCGCCGAGACCGCCGGACGTGCTCTCGTAAGTGCATGCGCTTGGCGCACTACCGGGCCAACCGTGACCTCTATACCGAGCGCGCCAAGGCTTGGCAGCTGGCCAACGCAGACCGTTGGGCCGAGTACGGACGTGTGTACCGAGCCGAGACGCTCGACCAAGCGCGGGCGCGGCAACGCGCTTGGTATGGCGACAACCGGGACCGTGTAGCCGTCTACGGCACCCAACGGCGAGCCGCCAAGCGGGGCAATCCAGACAGCGTTGGCGTGTCCATAGAGGATTGGCGCCGGGTCCTCCGGCGGCATGGCGGGTGCTGTGCTTACTGCGGCGTGAAAGCGCTCAAGATTCACATGGAACATGTGATCCCTCTCGCACGCGGCGGCCGTCACGCGGTCGGTAATGTCCTGCCGGTCTGTCCGTCGTGTAATTCATCTAAGGGCGCCCAACTGCTTGTCGAATGGCGATACGGGCGAAAGCGACGCGGGGCGCGTCGGCGAATGGCCGCGTGACGGCGAGGAGGTGCGAGTGGCCGACACCAATCCTGGCGACGGTGATGCTGAGCGCCTGAAGCGCTGGTGGGCCTTCGGTCCGGGCCGGCAGAAGTGGGCCAACTCCCCAACGCCGTACCGAACCCTCCGGGCGCTGCTCCGTCAGTACGTGAGCGCACGCGTCGCGGATGGGCTCGCCGCAAACATCTTCAAGCTTGCCTTCGGGTACTGGCCTGGTGAGCGGGGTGGGGAGAACAAGACCGGACCGGGCTGATGCCCCGCGCCCCCAAGCGATGCGCCCACCCAGGCTGCGAGGAACGGGTCGTCGCAGTACCCCGCTGCCCGACCCACAAGCGCGTCATACAGAGGGCCAGCGGTTGGGGCCGCGGCTCCACCCGAGCGAGCCGCGCCATGCGGGACCAGGTACTGGCCGCCTGGCCCACCTGCTACATCACCGGCCCCGGGTGCACCGGCACCAGCACCCGCGACGACCACGTCATCCCGCTAGCCCAAGGCGGCACCGACCAGTGGGAGAACCACAGGGGAGCCTGCGCGACCTGTCACGACGCCAAGTCGCAAGGCGAAGCACAGGCAGGGCGCGACGTACGACGGACACCGTGATCCCCTGGCACCCCACCCCCGACCCCACCACAACGGCGGACACCGGTTAGCTCGGCACAAATCGGACTGTACGAATCCCAGGGGGTGAACTCGGTGCCCGCTGCGAAGAAGGACCCCTCGACCCGCGCTCGCCGGAACACGGCCTCGACGGCGTCGACGTTGCCGTCCGCGGCCCGTGAGCAGGCCGCCCCGGCTCTGCCGGATGAGCGTGAGTGGCACCCGCTGACCCTGGAGTGGTGGGCGGACATGTGGGCGGCCCCGATGGCGGGGGAGTACCACGAGTCGGACCGGCATGCGCTCTTCGTGCTGGCCGCACTGATGGATGACTTCTGGCAGGCCCGGTCGCCGACGATGCGCAAGGAGCTGAGCATCGAGATCCGCCTGCAGCGGCAGGCGTTCGGGCTCACCCCGTACGACCGGCGCCGGTTGGAGTGGACGATCGAGTCGGCGGAGGAGTCGAAGGACCGGGGGCGGCAGCGCACGCAGCGGTCGGGGGCGGTTCAGCCGCCACCGGGCGCGGACCCGCGGAGTGTGCTCCGAGCTGTGAACTGAGCCCGGCGTGACCGTCCTGATCGTTCCGGATCTGGATGAGACGCCGTGGCCGAGCCTCGGTGGCGCGGTGTCGGACTTCCTCGAGGACCGCGCGGTGTTCGGCCCGGGGTCGTTGAAGGGCCAGCCGGCCCGGTTGGACCCCGAGAAGCGCGCTGTGCTGTACCGGGCGTACGAGGTGTTCCCGCAGGGTCACCCGTTGGCGGGGCGGCGGCGTTTCAAGCGGGTCGGCATCTCGTGGCGTAAGGGGTTGGCGAAGACGGAGTTCGCGGCGTGGATCGCCTACGCGGAGCTGCACCCCGAGGGCCCGGTCCGCTGCGACGGTTTCGACGCCGACGGCAACCCGGTTGGTGTGCCGGTGCGGGATCCGTACATCCCGATGGTGGCGTACACCGAGGAACAGGTCGAGGAACTGGCGTACGGCGCCCTGTACGTCGTCGTCACGGAGGGCCCCGACGCGGACCTGTTCGACGCCGGCATGGACCGCATCCTGCGGTTGGACTCCCGCGGCCGGGCGGACGGTAAGGCGACCGCCCTAGCGGGTTCCCCGAACGCCCGTGATGGCGCGAGGACGACGTTCCAGCACTTCGACGAGCCGCACCGCATGACGCTGCCCAAGCTCCTGGCCGCGCACGAGACCATGATGGGTAACCTCCCGAAGCGCCCCTTGGATGACCCGTGGTCGTTGGAGACGACGACCGCAGGGGAACCGGGCGCCGGCAGCGTCGCGGAGAAGACCCACAGGGAAGCCGAGCAGATCGCCCAGGGCACGATCACCGACCCGGACCTCTTCTACTTCCACCGTGAGGCGTCCGCGCATCACGACCTGGCGACGCTCGAGGGCCGCATAGGGGCGATCAGCGAGGCGACCGGCCCGGCCGGCGAGTACGGCCCGGGGCAGTTCCGGGACATCGCCCGCCAGTGGGACCGGCCCGGCGCGGACAAGACGTACCTCGAGCGGGTGTGGACGAACCGGTGGGTGCGGTCGGAGTCCCAAGCGTTCGACGTGGAGCGGTTCGACGCGTTGTCGTCGAGGGATGCGCTGCAGCCGGGCGCGGTGGTCACGGCGGGTTTTGATGGTGCCCGCTTCCGCGACGCGACCGCGTTGGTCGTGACGGACCTCGGGTCGGGCCGGCAGCACCTGTGGGGGCTGTGGGAGCGGCCGGAGGACCTCGAGGAGTGGGAAGTACCCGAGGGT